TTAGCCAATTATCTGAAATGGTTATAACTAAGGAAAAGGCAGTATTTTATTTTAAAGATATTGCAAATAATAAATTTTTACTTAGAGGTGAGGGGTTTGTGCAATCAGTTGATGAAACTGCTGAGTTTGAAAATGCTACTAGTTTTAATTTAGAAATCAACTTGACTGGAGTGTTTACAATAACAGATCCTAGTCAAGGTTTGACTTGGGATAATGTCTTTGCTAAGTGGGAAGATATAGCAGATAACTGGGAAGATGTATAATTTTTTTATTTGTATATTTGTTAAAGATTAATAATTTAAAAAAAATATAAATGGCTACAACTGGAGTATTTAATGGTACTGACTTAATTTTAAAAATTCATGATGGAACATCAATTTCAGCGGCAACTGCTGTTGGACATTCAACATCTTGTACATTATCACTTTCAAATGATTTACCTGAGGCAACAACTAAAGATTCAAGCGGATTTCAAGAAGTTATCGCTGGTGTGATTAGTGGTGAGCTTAGTTTTGAGGGGTTAGTTGCTTATGATGATGATGCAAACGCTGCTGATATTAGTGATGTTTTGATTAATAGAAGATCAGTAACTTGGAGTTTTGCAACTGCTGATTCTAGTGATCCTATATTTTCTGGATCTGGATTTATCAGCTCTATTGAAATGAGTGCTGAAATGGAATCACCAGCAACTTATAGCGGTTCAATTACAACGACTGGAACTATCACAAAAACTAACTAAAATTAGTTAATTAAGATATAACTTAAAAGGGGTATGGCTTGAGGAAACTATACCCCTATAAATATATAAATATGGCAAACAAAAAAAGAGGTTACTATACCTTAAAAATAGGCGGTAAAATGCGAACTATGCATTTTTCAATGAATTTCTGGTCAAACTTTACTGAGCAAATGGATGTGTCTCTAGATAAAATTGGAGATGTATTTAATGGCGGTATATCAATAAAAGGCATTAGATCTTTAATATATTCTGGTTTATTGGCACACGATCAAGAACAAGGCAATGATATTGATTACAATGAATTTAAAGTTGGTATGTGGCTTGAGGATTTTGATGCTGAAAAATTAAATGATGTTGTTGAATCAATGATGGAATCTAGAATACTTGGCAATGATCTTAATATGGGAGTGTCTAGAAATATAAAAAAAACTACAAAACCTACTAAAGAGGGAAAGTAACAACCCAGCTGACTTGGGATAGCTTACTAGATTTTTATATTGGTCAAGCTGGGATTATACCAGATACATTTTGGAAAAACACTTGGAAAGAAAATCATTTAATGGGCGAATCTCATATGATTAAATCTAATATGCAATGGGAACAAACTAGATATTTAGCCGCAATGGTTTACAATGTAAATTGTAACAAAAAAGCTCAAATGATTACACCAGATAAACTTTTCCCATTACCTCAGGATGTTTATTTAGCAAAGGGAAAACCAAAGTCAACAAAAGAACAATATTTGAAATTTAAAAAACGATTAGACAAACTAGAAGCTAAAAAAAAGAGTGGCTAGATTTTTTGTATTTTTGATAAAAAATAATTCATGGCAAAGTTAAGATTAGATTTACAGCTAACTGGGTTTAAACAAGCGCAAGGCAAATTAAAACAATTTGGCAGTAAAATGAAATCTGTTGGTGCTAGTATGCAAAAATTTAGTTTGCCACTTGCATTAGCTGGCGGTGCTGCAATTAAAATGGGAGCTGACTTTGATAAGTCAATGACTAAAATAAAATCTTTAGTTGGTTTGGCCGCTAAAGATGTAGATAAAATGGGCAAACAAGCCAGGGAAATGGCAAAAGAAACTGGAATCAGTAGCCAACAAGCTGGTGATGCTTTATTTTATATAACATCAGCTGGTTTAGAGGGTGCTGAGGCAATGAGTGTTTTAAATGCATCTTTAAAAGCTAGCGCATCTGGCTTAGGGGATGTCTCACAAGTCGCTGATTTAGCAACATCTGCAATGAACGCCTATGGATCAGATACACTTTCAGCAACAGATGCAACAGATGTTCTTACTGCTGCGGTTAGAGAGGGTAAATTAAATAGTGAAGATTTAGCATCTTCAATGGGCCAAGTGTTGCCAGTTGCATCTAATATGGGGGTTAGCTTTAATGAAGTTGGTGCTGCTATGGCAGCCATGTCTAGAACCGGTACTAATGCAGCACAAGGTGCAACACAATTAAATAGTATTTTATCTGGTTTACTAAAACCGACAAAACAAGCTGAGGAAGCGTTAGCTGAAATGGGATTGTCAAGCGGTGGTTTGAAAAAACAAATAAAAGATGAGGGTTTATTAAGTGTTTTAGAAACTCTAAAAACAGAATTTGATAAAAATGGTGATGCTGCCGCTAGGGTATTTCCGAACATAAGAGCTTTAAGAGGTGTTTTAGATTTGACTGGTGCTGGCGCTGCTACAACAAGAGAAATATTTGATGAATTAAATGCATCTCAGGGTGCAACAAAAAAAGCATTTGATGAAACTGCAAAAAGTGCATCATTCAGATTAAAAAAAGCATTAAATGGTGCTAGAGAATCATTTTCTGAGATGGGCGCTGTTTTACTTACAGCATTATTACCAGCAATACAAAAAATTACTGGTGTTATTTCAAATCTTTTCAAATCATTTACAAATTTAGATTCATCAACACAAAATATAATATTAGGGGTTGGAGCTTTAGTTATTGCATTGCCTACTTTACTAAGTTTGTTTGGCACATTAGTAACTGTTCTTGGAACTTTAATGTCTCCAATAGGTGCTATTGCTGCTGGTTTAGCTGGTATTGCATATATAATTGCTACTAACTGGGCAGAGGTTGCACCAGTTTTAGTTGGTTTATATAATAGATTTGTTGATTTATATAATTCTACAACACTACTGAGAGTTGTTATAGGAGCTTTAAAATCTACATTTAAAAGTGTATTTATAATTGCTCAAGCACAAGTTGATAGGTTGACTAATGCCTTTTCAACATTTTGGAAACTTGTTAAAGAGTTTTCTGAAAAGGGAATGGATGGAAGTTTCAAAGAAATATTAAAAGAGGGGTTTGAAAATGGGGAAAAAATAAGTGCAAAAGCTGGTGAAGATATTGCTGACACATTTGCTAAGGATTATCAAGAGGCATTAGACAATCAATTAAGTCATGCAACAGTTGAAAGTTTAAATACCGCATTGACTGATGCTGGTTCTTTTATTAAAGGTAAATTACAAAGTGTCTTAGGCAGTATGGGTATCGGTGGTGAAAGTCAAGGTCAAAAACAAAAAGATAATAAGCCAATGAAACTTGGCGGAATAGGTATTGACATGAGCATGGTTAAAGATCCGGTTACAATGTTAACTGAATCAATGACAGCAAATAAACCGGCTTTTGATACCGCACTTAATGCAATGGGCGCTACATTAACAGCTAGTGTTTTAGAGCAACAAGAAAAAATGGAAAAGTTTAAAGAAATTGGCTTGCAAATGGGTGATGCTATAAAAGGTACATTTTCTAGTATGGGATCTTCAATAGCACAATCACTAGGAGCTGGTGAGAGTGCATTGGGAACTTTTGCCGGTACTTTAATACAAACTGCAATGACATCACTTGGTGCATCATTAGCTACAACAATGGGATTTGGTGCTGAGGCGGCTGGTAATACAGCTAAATCAATGGGACCGCTTGCTGCATTTGTTTTACCGGCTTTACTTGCCGCTGCTGCTGTTGCTGTAAAGGGTTCATTTAGTAAAATTGAAAAACCTAAAAAATTTGCAAAAGGTGGGATTGTAAGTACTCCAACAATGGGACTTTTCGGAGAGTATCCAGGAGCCAAATCTAACCCTGAGGTGGTGGCACCTTTAGACAAACTTAAAAACATGATTGGCGAAAGGAATCAATCTCAGGTTAATGTAAGTGGTCAATTTGCATTAAAAGGTCAAGATTTAGTAGTTGCATTGCAAAGAGCAAATAAAAACAGAGATAGAATTTTATAATGGCATATGGTGTTAAATACAGATTAGAGTTTTCTGATGATTTAGAAAATGTTAAAAAAATAGAGATATTAAAAAAAAATTATACCGCTGCGGTAAATGATTTAGTTGGTGGCGCTGATCCATGTGTTATAAGTTGGCAAGGTGATGATAATTTTTATTCACCAATAAAAGGTTCAGAATGTAATTTGAATTTATTTGTTACAAACGACACAAATTATGATGACTTTTACGAAGCTGATGAGAGAGAATATCAAGTAAAAATATCATATAAAGATGCTAATAATAACTATCAAACGTACTGGATAGGTTGGTTAGTGACTGATCAATTTAGAGAGGCAGTAACATCTAAACCTTTCCCAATATCATTAAAAGCACTAGATGGTTTAGGAACTTTAGCTGGGTTTGACATGACTTTATTTCAGGATAGTTATGGTTCAATTACAGCTAGGCAATGGATAACATCGACACTTGCAAATTTAGATTTAGATCTTGATATTTATGTAAGTCAAGATATAGTTTTAAGAAATGCTGGATCTACTATTTATAGTATTTATGATGCTATGAGCATAAATCCATATACCCTAATGAAAGATAAGTTTGGTATAAATAATGCAAAACATACACTTGAACAAATTTTAAAATTTACAAATGCTAGAATTTTCCAAAGTTATGGAAGATGGTATATTGTAAACAATTCTAGTTATTCTGGACAAGCTGTTAAAGATGCTAGTGCAAATACTGCTGCTGGCGGAACTGTGCCAACAAATATTAGAGCATCTGAAACTGCTAATTTGGTTAACAATGGTACTGAGTTGCCAGAATTTGTTATTTATAATTATCAAGGCACACACCAATCGACATCCAATATAGAGGTTTTAAGAAAATTGCCAACTGATTTAACGCCATTAGAAAATAGTTTAGCAAAAGAATATTTACGCCCATTAAATGAGCTTGCAATAACACATGAGACATCACAATATTTAGAAACAAACAACTTTCAAAATAGTGGCTTTGAAAATGGATTAAATTTTTGGAGTACATATACATCAACAGCAACAACATCACCTGGTGAAATTTCAACAGATTTTGCAAAACAAGGCAATCAAAGTTTTAAAAATTCACAAACACAAACTAATCAAACTGGTACAAGAAAAACATTGTCAAATACAAATGGTGTTAATGTTTATAATTCAGCACATTTAGGAAATACGTTAAAAGTAAATACATATTTTGATGTAAATTCTAATTATGGTGCTGTAAGTTTTAGATGGCAATTAAGAGTTGGACCAGATCCAAGTTCGCCACCACCACAAGATCCAACGTATTATTGGAATAATGCATCAGAGGCATGGCAAACAACAGCTGTTGTAAACCTACAAACCATTGAGCAAGATGCTGATAAGTGGCAAGAGTTTAAATATGATCTAGGATCTTTTCCAATAACTGGGTTACTGTTTATTGATCTTTATGAACCTTATGTGCAAACTAGTGGTGGTTTAAATGCATTATATTATGATAATATTACATTAGAGTTTGATAGAAAAGATGGAGACAAACGTACACCATTTTATGGTAAAATAGATGATTTTGAATATAAAAGAGTAAGGGCCGCAAGTGATAATTTGTCTGGTAAATTAGATATAACTGACTTACAATTATCGCATAATAATTATGCTAATGCATTAAGTGGAACTGGTCGAGTAATGCGCCCAAGAGATAACAATGCTAACTTTGAAACTACTATGGAAAAGATAGTCAGTCAACAAGTTATAAATGATTATAGAACTAACCTGGTTAGATATGAGGGTAAATTATATAATTTACTTACTGATCCAATGGGTTTACAAAATAAAATATGGGTTGATTTTGGTTCAAGTGTTTTAAGAGAACCAGTAAGCTGTATTATGGATTCAATGACTTACAATGTAAAAAGAAATACATATGAAGTTATAATGCATTTACCGAATCAAGATGATGATCAAACCAGTACATTTAAAGCAACATTTTAAACTTTTTTCTTTTCCTTGTTTGCTGCGAAACCCCTTTAGTGCCTAACACTTTAGGGGTTTCATTTTGTAAATAAATTAAAATAATTCTTTTA